TCCCTATCATTGAGCCTTTGCGTAGCGGTACCAAGAAGAGTGGTCATCGGTTCAAGGCTTTCCATGAATATGCTATAGCACGAAGAGCGGCGCGGCTTTTTCGTGAAGGCAGAGAAAAACTTCTTACTCAGGAGCAGATCGTTCTGTACCTTGCTACTGGTCATGGTGCTGCCGAGATAGCTTCTCTTACACAGCTCCCACTAAGTAAGGTGAATGAAATACTCTCTGGTAAGAACATTACCCGCAACGATGACTTCAATCAGATCTTCATGGATTATCAGGTGTGGAANAGTTACTTCGTCCAGTTTCTGGTTGATACGGGTTTGATTACAGCCGATCAGGCTGTCCAATGGACTGAGACAGCAGATTACATTCCTTTTTATCGCCAGCTTGATCCTGAATATACGGAAACAATAGGGGGGCCAGATGTTTTTTCCGGTGTGAGTACCCGTCCTCCTCCTCCATTGGGGGGCAAGGGCTCCATCTGGACTATTGTTATTAACCAAACGATTGACGGGAAGAAAGTTCTTACCCGATTGCCGACAACCTTTCATCGTGCTGAAAAGAAAGTAGCACAAGGTTATGCTAAAAAAATAGCACAGGAAAACACAGGGTCTACTCAAGGTACTCCTGAGTTTAAGGTTTCCGTTATTGCGGGAGGAATGCCCATTGGGGGGTTTCTTGATACGGTTTCCGAGAATGCACTGGCTGCTGTTCAGACAGGGTTGATGAACGTAGGCGTTCAACGTGCCATGCGTAATCTCGTACTGGCAGACCCTGAAACAACAACAAGAATGAAGAACCCGCCCGCAGGGAAAAAACCACCTCCCGGAGCTATTACATTCAGGGTAAAGGGGAACCCGGTGACACTCCATGTGGGTGACACAATGCTTTATTCCTCTTTTCTTAATCTCAACAAACAAGTAAGCCCCATTACCAACATGATAGGAATGCCTGCTCGTGTGTTAAGAGAACTCATCACACGGTCTCCTGATTTCATGGTAGCCAACATGTTGAGAGATTCACTTTCAGCATGGGTTACCAGTGGACGTAACATAACTCCGCTGGCTAGTACCTTTACAGGGTTCTACAAGGCTATGCGTGGAGATAAGAGCGCTGACGCGCTTGCTGCTGCTGGTCTGATGACCGGCTTTGATTTTGGTGGTGACCCTTCAAAGATGACGCAGTTTATAGAGAAGGAGCTTTTGAATTACTCGTATCCTTCTGAAGCACGCAAGGCTATAAGAAATCCTTTGAAGTATATCTGGGATGCCACGGGTACAGCATCCCGTTCATCAGATGCCGCTACACGGATTGCTGTTTACAACAGAGTACTTCAGGAAACCGGTGATGAAGCGCAGGCTATTTTTGAAGCACAGGAAGTTATTAACTTTTCTGCAAGGGGATCGTCTCCTCTTCTACAGTTCTTTGCTGCAACTGTTCCTTTCCTTAATGCTCGTATACAGGGCATTGATGTACTGTACCGTTCATCGATGGGGAAGAAGGGTTTCTCCGCAAGACCGGAATCCGATATTGTCAAGAGACGCTTTCTCGCACGCGCCATTACAGTGGCTAGTACGAGTGCCATGTACTGGGTTCTTGTGCACGATGACGAGGAATACATAAACCAGAACCCTGAGATAAAAGACAACTACTGGATTCTTCCGTCGTCATGGATACCGGGGTATGAAGGTAACCCCTTGAGATTGCCCATTCCCTTTGAAGTAGGGTATCTTTTCAAGGTTATCCCGGAACGTGTGATGGCACAGTTTTTCGGACAGGATGTCCCCCGTGATATTACTAATTCATTACGGCGCGGTCTGGTATCAACCTTTGAGTTCAACCCCTTTGGGGTACAGGCAATCCGACCGGCACTGGAAGTGATAACGGATTACAGTTTCTTTACTGGCCGGGAAATTGAAGGAAAGTATCTTGAAGGTGTAGAACCGGGGTATCGTTACAACAGCCGTACCTCAGGTCTTGCTCGTGATCTTGGTGAGACTTTGAATTATTCCCCTGTCAAGATTGATCACATGATCAAGGGCTATGGAGGGACACTGGGAAGCGTGACGCTTGATATTGTAGATCAGGTATACCGCTCAGTGAGGGAAGATCTTGGAGAGACACAAGCATGGAAGGTTACTGATTACCCCTTTATGAAGCGCTTCTTTGCCCGTCCTGATGCGCGTGGGCTGATTACCCAGTTCTATGATCTCAACAATTCTGTGATGCAGGCCGTCAAGACAGCTAAAAGGCTGGAAGCAGGAGAGCTTACGATTGCCAAGAGCGAGGATTTTATAGAACGGCGCGAAAGACTTATAGATATTGAACAGGAAGTTGCGGGAATATCTGATGAACTTGCAGCATTAAGAAAGGAAAGGCTGGAGATTCTGGAGGGAGATTTTGATGCCGATTTTAAACGGGATATGATCGACATGATTACACAAGACGAACTAGCTGCGGTAGAGAATGTTCCCGATTTAAGAGAAGAAGCGTTGGGTCTTTCTTTCTAGGAGAAATATATGATTAGCTTACTGGGGTCACTGCTTGGTTTTGGGACTTCTTTCCTGCCAAAAGTCTTTGAGTTCTTTCAGGATAAGAGCGATAAGAAACACGAGCTGGCTGTTATGGAAGTGCAGATAAGGCAGCAAAAGGAACTCGCAACTCAAAAATTGGAGGCGGTTAATGTTGATGCGGATATCAGGGAAATTGAATCTCTTCACAGTCTATGCAACCGAGTGGGGTCAAGTTTATCGACGGCCTTCGCGGTAGTGTTCGTCCTGTTATCACTTATGCTTTCTTCGGGTTGTTCGTATTTGTCGAAGTATCTGCTTATCTTGCACTGACAGCGCAGGGTGTATCAGCTTTAGATGCTGCTGACGCAACTTTTGATCAGGATACCCGTGCGCTTTTTGCAGCCGTCATAAGTTTTTGGTTTGGCGGACGTGCCATAAATAGAATGCGCTGATGAAATGCAATGACACGGGGCTGGAGATTATCAAACTGGCAGAAGGGTTTTTTGCTGCGCCTTATTATTGCCCTGCCTCAATTATTAGCATTGGCTATGGCGCTACCCGTGGCTTGGATGGCCGACCGCTGCATATGGGTGTGGAACCAATTACCCAAGAAGAAGGTGAAACATTGTTGCGTCGGGATGTGGGGGTGGCTGAGAGAGCGGTCTCCCGTCTGATCAGGGTGGCCCTGAACGAGAATGAATTTTCAGCGTTATGCTCTTTCGTATATAATTTAGGGAGCGGAAGGCTTCAATCGAGTACGTTACGTTCACTGTTAAACAGGAACGCTTCCAGAGAAAGAGTCGCGGAGGAGTTTCCCAAATGGCGTATGGCAAACGGGAAGATCTTGAGGGGACTCGTAAGGAGAAGGGCTGTGGAAAAACATCTTTTTCTAGCTGATGCCTGAGATTTCCCTTCCTCAATCATGGTTAATGTGGGGCGGCTTTATTGCTACCGTTATTATAGGTTTGGGCATAAAGGATTTTTCTTCTGATCTGATTGCAGCTTGGAAGTGGAAGAAGACACCGGGGTTTGAGCCAATGTCTACCTGTATTCTGGATGGTGAAAAGGTTCTTATTATTCATATTGGTATAAGGGATACCATCTTTGAAAGAGAAGGTCCTCATGGTCGTACATGGGAATATGTTCCTTCAGGTCGTATCCAGCACCGCAAACTTCAACGAATTGTAGGAGACGACAAGTTTCTTGACGAGCTTATAAATAAAAAGAAAAAAGATGAGTGAGGAGGTTCGTTATGGTGTGGAAGCTGGCACTTTCTGTGAATGGTGCGGTCAGGTTTCCCGCATGATTGTTGTTCATGGTCACGAGCAGTGCCCAGTATGCCGCACCAACAACCGACCTTGTTGTGAGGGAGAGGTAGCGACCATAAAAGAAAGCAGCTAGAAGCAATGAAATCTAGCTGCTTTCAGGACGTGGTTGTATGTATAAAATATCTAGTGAGCGCCTCCTCTTTCTTGTCTAAGACAACTATATCATGCCAAGGTTGTTCTTACGCTCTTCTGGTTGCAGATTAATCTGAAGTAGACCAAGCGCCAGTAGTTGTAAGCCCATTTCTGTGTGCTTGGATCAAGCGAATCAATAAAGGTTTCTACCGTTATTATTTTTAAAGTGTTGTCATTGGGAAGAATCATCTTTGTCCAGAGCTTTCTGGGCCAGCATGGCGTAAAACCCTACCCCTTCACTGACGTTGGCTACGTCTCTGATTTCAACAAGGGCTTCTCGAAGATCCTTTAAACGGTCCTCGTATTCTTCGGGGGAAGTTAGGTTCATAGATTCTACCATGTCAGTCACTCCAGCATAGCACCAGACGCATAGTGTAATGGGAAGTATACCAATCTCTCCTTGTATGCCGCCCTCATTTTCCAAATCTGCTTTGCTTTCACAGATGCTACAAGTCGGTAGTTCCATCTTCTATTTCTCCCCTTCCCTTACATTGCCAGCATTCAACCATCACTATAACATAATCAGGTTCAGGGAACCGAGCATAATTTTGCGCGGCATACCCAACCTCTTCCGTTTCTTCACGGCCTTCTCCCTCACAAACAGGACATTCAATCATAGGGCTTTTTCCTTAACTGTTTTATCCAGTTCCCGATAGCCTTTATTGGCTTGCTGGTCTTTAGATCGAAGGTTTCTGCGTTCCCGTTGTAGCTGAAGAAGCTGGTTAGCTTCTCCTACGGGGTATATGAGCATGGTATAGACCCGGAAAAATGTTTTGTGAGGAGTAATCTCCATCTCTTTTACGCTGTAACCGGCGACATTTACCTCTCGCATGATGTTCTTGGTAACTCTTTCCGTATCAGTGAGGGCAGGAGGGGCCATCTGACTACCTGTTTCGGTGATGTATTCCTTTATTTGCGAACTGAGGCGACCTTCTATTCTATCAGCCAGCATTCTTTTGGCGTTGAGAATACTTTTATCCATTGCAAGCTGAAGGTTGGGAGACGTTCCACTCCCTACTGAGAAGATAGCATTGTTTTCCTGCGGTATATCGGTGAACCAAGAAGGGAGTTCATCTATGGTATCTTCTACCATTTCCTCCTGTGCTTCCCGTTTTTCTTCCTGTTTCTTGAGGAAGGCTTCTGGACTACCGGGAGTAGCCGCACATGCCCCCAGCAGGAGACTTAGAACTATAAGTGCTTTACAGTGTATCATAATGATTTCCTCTATCTGACGAGACGATAGCCCTTGCGGACATATCGTTTCTGGTTATTGGGTATTTCAAGGAGTTTAAGGTTAAAAGTTTCTATGCTGTAAGTGTCAAGGAGGGACACTTGCCCGGACGTCGCTAACACGTGGATAACTTCCTGTGTATCGTTCCCTGACAACCCTGTAGGGTAAGTGCTTCTGATGGTGTACTTCGTGGTAGAAGGTATCAGGTGCTTGGTTGATACGGGGCCGTTACTCTCAAACCTGTTGGGGAAGATCTTGGTAAGGGTATGGGTGTGGTCTTCCACAAAGATATTGAGAAACATTTTAGTGGTAGGTTCAACGGCAATACTTATGGTATCCCCCTCCCTGAGAACTGCGGGGGTAAGGACAACTTCAAGGTCGAAGCTGGGGTCAGGGACTTCTGCCTGTGTTGAAACCTTCGCTTCGAGAACAACTTTACATACACGTTCTTCTTTAAGGTTCTCAGTGGCTACGGTAGTCTTGTTCCTCACACCGCTGATTAATCCATCGAGCATTGACCAAGTGAAGGTATGCATCGGACACTCAATGTTATCATTGTTTTCCCGACATGACATGAACGTATCACTGGCGATATACTCACCGTTAAATTTCTGAATGGCGTCCAGTTTAGCTCTTGCTTCTGCTTTAGCACATGCCTGTGCTTCGCTAATCTCCTCATGGATGACGTATGATCCCCGACCATATACCCACTCTTCTATTACGAGGGGGGCTGCATTATCGGCAGGGGAAAGATCATAAAGCAGCCTGAGAAGACCAAGTCCTATACTGAGATATTCCATCTATCCTCCCTCGGAATAAACAAAGTCGTTTATTGAAATGTAAATTACCGGTTCCTGATCCAGCGGATCATTGCGGTCTTCGCGTCCTCCTATGCCTGCTGTGTACTGGTCCTGATTAAACTCCCAGAAGCCCAACTTGTCGGTCCATTGTACAACAATAAAAAAGGGGCATCCGATTACATTGGCGTGCAGACTGCATGTGACAACCTTTTCAAGTGAAATCATAAAGGTTGGGAATTTGTTATGGGGGATCTTTCTCACCTTTATTTCAATTATGAATTGGATAAGACCTTTTTTTACAACGCAGTAATCGTAAGGGGCGCGTGGGGGTGTCTTAACTACCTCTGACAGATCGTCCAGTGAAGTAGAAGGATCTTCTTTACAGTTAATCCAATGTGCCAGTTTCTGGGCAACGCCTGCTTCTCCTTGAAGGTTCTCTTTTGTTTCATACAAAGGGCGCGTCATTATTTAAACGTCTCAGATGAAAGAACCGACTCTTC